CCACTATAGTGGCGGAGGCACGTCGACATCATAACCTAGGTTCCGTAAGACGGAGCTTAGATTTCTGTGATGGATGTCGTGTCTAAAGGTATCAGTTGCCTTGACCATGTCGGAGGTTTGACAGGTGATGACGTCGTCCTTGAGGGGGGAGTTGAGTATACTCTCTTCCCACTCTTGGTACGTTGTCGCACCGCGAATTCTCATGACGTCATGGTCAAAGGTTTCGATTTTCTGCATCTCTTTAAAGAGGGCAGATTGTAGCTCCCTGCCTAATGGTAGGAGGCTCACGATCGAACTGGGTAACTGAATTGAGAAGGATTGAGCTGTTGATCGCGCAATCTCGAGAAAGATTCGAACCTTGAACTCGGTGCTCTTCTCCCCATTAAACTCATTTTCGAGGATTTCTCGTACTTTGAGGGGGGTGAAGAACTCTCGTGTTTCTGGGCGTAGGATCTTGTCAAGAGAATGCGACGCAAACGATTGCTCAAACCTGAAAAGGTGGTGGTCAGACGCAAGACCTACTCGCGCACCGTCTACATTTGTGTAGAGGTCGCGGAGGTTTTCTGCGAATGCGATCTGGAAGTACGTAAGTGCTCCAGACGACGCAGAGACCCATCTCACCTTTCCTCCTGGTTCTAGAACAGGAACCGTTCGCATTGCTGGTATCTCTAAGATGCCTGCACTGACGAGACGATCAACGTCCTGTTCTGTATTGATTTTTCCCCCTCCTTCTACAAACTTGTCCATGGATTCGATCCACGGGCGACATGTGTAGGCACCGTATAGGAAGATAAGCGACCCGAACCTTTGGTCCAGGCCGTAAATCGATCCATACACGTTGGGGTTGGGGAGGAAAAGCTTGTCTCTCTCATGACAGCAAGGATCAATCAGGTAAGCAATTTGCCAAACTGATAAATCCTTATGGACCGAGTAACAAAGTTTTGTCCCGTAGTCGTCGCAAACATAGTTTCCGTCAACGTCCTCGCAGAGGAAGGGAAAGACCTTAGATATCGGCTCCATAAGAAACTCTTTGACCACGACGGCGATTTCGCCGTAGTGACCCCAGTGTTTTCTTGTAAACTGTAGAGTCGCGCTAGTAGAAATTTTTTCGATAGGGGTACTCGTCCCGTTTAGTACGGGACCCACGCCGTGGGCGTGCTTGAGACCCTTGTTCAAAATCTGGCCTGCAATAACCCTAGATAGAAAGTCTTCGGTGAATTGACCATCTGGTCCATTTACGAATTCTTCTACTTGGGTTTCTGTGACACGTTCCCCGATGTGTGTCCGGGTGGTAAGGTATCCGAGGTATTCCTCGTATACGTCCGCCACCGAGACGTCATCTGGTTTTGGTAGATTCCGGGAGGGACAGAAGCATTCGATCCACCTTAGGGTGCTTTCGTACTCTTCCTCTTCCGAGATCTTTTTCAAACGAATTGTGTCAAAGCACGTCGAACTGAAATAGTCCTTTAGGACGATCTCAGTAACAG